CAGTTTTCCGCCTTTCGGTGTTAGGAACCTCGCGTCTTGCGCCACAGCAACGGCAGTTGTCGTCGCCGTGTCGCAGGGAAGAGAGGTGACATGGGCCGCACCTTAGCTGTAGTGTGGTTTTGGTTGGAAGTGGGAGCCCCTTTAAGAGTGCACCCCTAAGTCTCATCCATGGGAACTTCCTCTCGCCTCATTTTTGGGGACTTTGCTTGGCATTCTGGGGCCTTTGGCCCCAAAGAATCCACCTCTTTCGGAGGTGGCGTCTGCGCGACGTTAAAGGGAGTATGGGTTTCGCTCACGAAATGATGTGTCAACTTACGAATATAGTTGGTGCAGAATCTAGTGGTGACGCACACGGCCTTGTTGAAGGCGTGTTGGTGGTCCAAAGTCCACACCTACGGGCGCAAGGTGCTTATGCATCTAGCCGAGGTGGTGGGAGCTGGAGGACACTGCGGGGCGAGGGATCAAGCCGCAGTTCTAAACTAGAGGGCGGGGCCTGCGATTGCGGGACCACCAGGTTAGTAGGGGACCTGGATTGCCAACCGGCGAAAGAAAGTAACCGGTCGAACGGCAGCTTCTGTCATTCCCCAAGGGGTACGCAGATGTGTGTCCAAGAAAATGAAGCCCGAAGCGCATTCCCAAGAGCTACCAATGAGGCCTCTTGGACCGGGGGAGTCGTACAGCGAGACGGAACCCGATGCCAGTCAGGAGTAGAGTTAACCCAGACTGAGGGGGGAGGACACCCCCTGCCCAGCTCGATAGAGTGGGCGAATTCTATCTTATCTTTTTCTTTTTCATTCTGTGTGTGTGGAAAAAATAAAAAACAAAAAGTGATGTCCGAGAGTCAAAAAAGCGTAAATAAAAATTTATGTTGGCTAGAGTGGCGAACACCGGCCAGGGTAGAGTGGTTTACACCGCCCACCACAACTCTCTCCACTGGCTTCCCCAGTGAAGACCTGAATGGATATGAGCTTGTTCTTCAGGCAACACACAATAAGCGACAGCATTCGCTTAATGGCAACCCGCCCCGAAAACGTGGCACTCGAAAAGGGAAAGTCACTGTCGTCGGCATTCGCGCTCGAGCCCGAAGTCGCACTCGAACGCCAGCCCAGAGACCTGCACGAGCGGCCCGTCGGCGAGCGCGGAAGACTCAATTGGCCGACCAGGCCCGTGTTCTTACTGAGCAGGGATACCAATTTGAGGGAAAGAGTGCCATCAGGGGGCGTGGTGATTACACAATTGGACGTGGCATCGGATCGTCCATTGGAGGGTGGATAGGCGACAAATTGGAAGGGTTTGTTCGCAAGATTTTTGGTGTGGGAGATTATTCAGTGGGCAAGGCACCCTATGAGGTGGCGCAGAATTCGTTGATAGCTGGGACGACGGCACCAGCCATGCATTCGGATAATTCAGGCGCCACCGAGATGGCCTATCACGAATTCATAGGGAATATAGGTATGACCACCGACTTCTCTGTGAAATCATACCCCATCAACATCACACACCCACAAACATTCCCCTGGGTTTCGCACATTGCAAAGAACTATCAGCAATGGGAACTGATTGGTTGTATCTTTTTCCTGAGGACCCTCTCGTCGGACACTGTGGTTGCACCAGTGCAAGGACTCGGGTCGGTGGTAGGAGCTGTGCGTTATGATGTGAACAGCGACCAGCCTAAAAGCAAAATGGAGATCGCCAATTCCATGTTCGCATCATCGTGCAAGCCAAGCCAGAATATGGCCTTGCCATTGGAGTGTGCTCCGAATCAGACAATTTTACACCCACTAAAAGTACAGACGAGTGGGGTGGAACCCGACGAACCACAATTTTATCAAATGGGATGGCTCGATCTGGCCACTGAGGGAGCCCCGAATGATTATGCTGATGCTATGGAGCTTCATGTGGTGTACCACTTGCGCCTTTACAAACCACGCTTGACGAATGGGCCTGACACCTTGTTTTTCATGGCAGATCTACTAGGTACGGATAGTAATACGGTGATCAAGTATGTTCAAAATACAATCGCTGTCAAGCAACCCAGAGTTGATAACATCGGGTTGAGTAAGGACAGTAGTGACAACGTACTTTATTTTCCTCTGAACCTTCCTGTCAAGTCGTACTGGTACATGAGATTTCTCATTGCTGGAGATGGAGGCACATTGGATGTCAGTGTTCCCATTTTCACCTATGGTGGTGGCATCCAACTAGTCAATGCATTCTTCGACCAACAAGTCTCGAAGTGGTACATGCCGGCTGGCATTCCCAATAAACAAGCTGGTCAATACGGGTTTGATTTGGCGTTTATGTACGACGGCACTGGCACGCAAGCCGACCCTCCCTTTATCAACTTCTCTGCACCTGGGGCGACCTTTCCAGTGGTTTCCGGCACGGACACTGGTGGGATGTTGATGATTACGGAAGTGACACCAGCATTCGCCTCTGGGCTTCGTAGCGGGCAAGAGCGAGGGCGAGTTTACACACGTGGGCAATTTTTCGCATTCCTGTGCGGCGCCTTATCGGGCCAGAAAGGCATGGCACACCCACCTGGAAACCACCGGCTGTGTGATTGGGTGGAGCTGTTCAAGCGATGCACGGAGTGGCCTGTACGTAAGCCGCTGCCAGTGAGCCAGATGCCATTCGATTTGCCAATTGTGGAGGCACTGGCGATTATGTCGAAGTACTGTGGGGCTATATCGTTGGCAGAGCCAATGGAACAGAAGTCGTGTCAGATGGAATGCCCGCAACCACCGGGGTCGCGCAAATGCACGTGTCGTGAGAGCACCAATTGTGAAGTGCACGATGAACCTGTCTTTGTACAAGTGGGTTCACAATTACCAATTGAGTCGGCTCGTGATCCGGGTGATGGGAAGAAGAAGATCGGACTACTGGGGGCTGGTGCTCACAAAGGTGATCATGTGGATGCCAAGGAGGCGCCGCGTGAAATCAAGGCGAAATGCACCTTGGTTGCCCAGGAGCTCACTAAAGTGACGTCAAAGTTGTACGATTTGCAAGTGGCGGCAACCAAATTCGGTCATGAGGACGACGTTGGTGAGCTATTGGAGATGGTCGAGGAGCTTGGGAGCATGCTGGCGGGTGTTGAAAATAAGTGCAGAGGTTGCCCTGAACCACCTAAACGTGAAGCCCCAAAAGGGTGCATAACCCCAGGTTGTGAGGCTTTTGCAGTTGGTGGCAAACACTGGCATTGTGCTGCACATGCTGTGCAACGAGTGAGAGGGGCAGTTTCTGAGGAGGAGCAAGCCCGTCACAACAAAGACATGTACACCCTGATGGGCAACCCAGGTGCAAATTTCTTCCAATGTGGTTCAGAGGAGAAATGTCAATTGCGATCCCACTACCATAGAGCTTCCGACGACCGTGGAGTTCGCCGACCTCGTGAGGGTGCTGAGATGCGACGAGCCCGAAAACGGTTTGTCCTTTGTGTGGATGAAGAAGGGCGCACGAAATTGATTAACGAGTGTAAAAAGGCTAGCCATTTCCACCAAGGTGGGAATGTGCAATATGAGTTTGTAGTTGAGGGGAATGAGGTGACAACACGTTCATCACCACCGAAAGGTGAGGATCCTCGTCCCGCTCAGCAGCAATCTCTGCAAGCACCAGTTGCTGCTACACCCGTATCACGCGTGATCGCTCCTCAAGCCGCCAATTTTTTCTTTTCTCAAGGTTCAGCCGCCCCACCGTTGGCCATGAATTTGGCGCGAGCGGGGGAAGCTAAACAATCGGGTGGATCGCCCCCAGTTGTGGATTTGACACCGGGTGAACGTGAGGCATTGCGAGAATTGGATCCCAATTCTGCGCTACTGGGAGAGGAGAAGCAGCGTGAGGGAAAATTTTACACCCACCTCCAACTCCAGCGGGACCAACAAATGGCCTCCGCCCAACCTGCGAATAGTTTGGAGGAAGAGGAGAAGGACAATGCCATTGCACGACTAGAAGCTTTCACCTTGTCAGCATTGGGCCCACCGGTTGCGCGTGCTCCCCCATCAGATGTTTTGCCGTTGGCCAAGATTGGACCACCGCCTGCGAGCGTTGCGTCGCCCCCCGTGCCTGGAGGGTTGGCCAGTGATGTTGTGCCACCTCCTGTGCCGTCAGAGAGTGGCGCTGTAACGTCCCCATCGGATGTGTCGAAGCCAATTGCCCGTAAATCGTGTGGGTGTAAGCCTGCGCGCACCCTGGGGTACAAGATGGGATTGTGGACCACGAAGAATGCCATTTATGATCAAATCATGGAACCAGCAGTGGTCTGCAGACAACATGAGGAAGAGGCGTATGTGGCCACCTTGAAGTCACCCAGTGGTGAACTGCCAAAGGCGCTTCAAGGAAAACCCCTTGGAGAAATATTTCGCAAGAAAAAGGTTTTGATTTATTTTTCCACGCGTGAGGTCATCCCGTGGTGGAAGACCTTTGGCGAGCGGTTCAAAGACTTGGGGTTGAGCATTGTGCCCTTCCTTCATCGGGTTGAGGAGGTCACTGTTTCCACCGATGCCCATTCGGCGCTACAGCACTATGCAGTGAAACCAACGTCATGGGCGTGGTTTGGACGATGGGCCAAAGATGCCCGTACCGTTGCCACTCTAGCCGAAAATGATGTGTTTTCAACACTTGCACAACACTACCCATATTGTGGCATCTATGAGATCTATGAGGAGTTGTTTTTGGCGCTGCGCAGCCCTAAAATGGATCTTGAGAATCGGCGAGACGTCATCCGAGGCACGGACAAATTTGAGTTTTCTGATGCGGCGTGGACCGCCGTGTTTGCGCAATATAACTACTATGACGATGGAAAATGGGCAGAGACTTTTAAGTTTCAGGACCCGTTTGTTTCATTGTGCACGTTGTTGTATTACGTGCAGTACAAATTGCATGAGCAACTGTTGGCATGCGCCAGCATCCCAGAAGCAAGTCAAGTTATCCGCCCGGCTTTTCGGCACCGGGGTGTGAGTATGGCACCCACTCACGGCCCCCCTACCTCTACGGCACCTGTGCGAGTCCGTTAGTGCAATATGAGTACAACAACGAGTTTAATGTCCTTCAAGGTGGAAAATATTTTGAGAATGGGCGTTTGGACTTTGGTAGTCCAAAACGCGCGATGTATGATACTTTTTATCGAACTATCTTTGGTCCTTCTGTTAGTCACGCCTTTGTAACTTATGAGCGGTCCGACGCATCTTTGTCAAACGCTCTATCTCGTCTTTGCAAAGTGCGTGCGCCTGAGCGAGCGGGATTTCACCAGCAACTCAGGCTCAATCAAGCCCAATTCATCCAAAACCTACGGGTCCAAGGGGTGGTGAAACAAATCCACACCCTCTATTCACCTTATTTTTCAACATTTACCACTGTTGATGAAGAAGCCCAGGATCATCATGCCGATCCACATGACAAGCAAAAACTTCGCATTCAAGCTTGGTTGGAGGCAACACTCTCTGGAGAACGATTTATAAGTAAGACCCTCTTGGGACGATCGCGACGTCGGCGATTGCCCTTCGTGAGTCTGAAGATAAAACCAGAAGAGTATGCAAAGCCCGACAAGCCGCCGCGAGTCATAGTCGACCTTGGGGTGGCCGCTAGTCTTGTCGTATTTCGGTTTGCTGAGTTCTTCAAAACTGCGCAAGCGTCTGAGACGCTGCATTTTAACGGTGGTACAATGCGATTTGTGAAAAGTCCAGATCCATTAGTGATGGAGCAAGCCTTTGAGGAGTTGTTTCAACCAAAAGGTCGGTTTGCAGCTGTGTATTTCTCCGACGATATGTGTTTCTCGTATTGGTATCGTGGCAAGGTGTACTGGCACAACATTGATATTTCATCATGTGATGCGTCTCACACGAGCCACCTTTTTGATATGCTCCGTGAGTGCTGCCCTGATAGAGCACAGGAGGCTGTCAATGCTGCAATCAAACAGTGCGAGGCCCCAATCAGAATTCGGAGTTACGCCCATCCTAAGCGATCTGTTGTTATTCAACCAACCACTGCAAAGTTGTACACAGGGTCAGGAATCACCACCCTCATCAACAACTTGGCCACATTTCTCATCGCATTTTCTTTTTCAACTGGAGAGATATCCCCAGATGTGCTGGCAGGACGTGCTGCCGATGCAGGTTACATTGTCACTGGCGTTGAGCCTCTTGAGCAATTTGAGGACCTGCAGTTTCTCAAACATTCACCCTGTTTTGATGAAACCACATCTTGGTGGAGGTCCGTTTTGAATCTCGGTGTGTACCTGCGAGCCTCGGGAGCTTGCAAGTATAATCTGCCTGGTAAAGGTCCACTTGAGCCACGTGCAAGATCATTTCAAAAAGCCTTATTCCAAGGCGTCTATCCATACTTAGATACTCCTTTATTGTCGTCGTTTCGCTCGACATTTGAGGGAGCTGAGGTGACAGAAGGCGCCACGAAGATGGTTGCAGATATCATGAAGCGTAAAGTGACTGCAAGTGCTATTGAACATGAGCGTGTGTCTCTGAGTGATGAGAACTTACTTAGGCGATATCGATTAACAGGAGCAGATTTGAGTGAATTGTGGGATTTCTCTAAGGCATCGTTTGCTACTGAGAGTAATTACCCAGCACTGCACAAAATACTCCTCAAAGATTACACCGTTGGGCTCACGAGCGTTAGAAGCCCATCTAGATTCTACGCCGGACAAATGTTCTCTCATCGCCTCCGCCGTTAGTGCCAACTGACTACAAGTTGGGCCACATAACTTACAACCCCAAGGGATCAATGATATCAACTATTGACCCTGTAAGTGCATG